TCATTTTTTACCCTTACGGACCCCCTGCCGTTTAAGCCACTGTTCAAGCTTCCATTTTCTTATACCTGTAAGCTTTTTCATATTTTTATCAGGTACGGTTATTTCCAATAACTCACCTAAGAAAAAACTATATTTATATTCATATTCATCAATCTCTTTAACAAACTCTTTAGACTCTAATATTATATCATGATAATTTTCTATAATATCCCTGACAAGAGCTTGACCATTACTATATTTATGTCCACCATCAAGAGTGCCGTAGGCAATCTTCCATTCGACACCTTGTTTTTCTCCGTAATACACAATTCTTCTAATATCGTATAAGAAAAAAGTTTCTCTTCCCATGAGTCGTAATGGTTCGGCCCCGGATTCTTCATCTACGGCCAATATAGGAGGAACATAAATCTTTTTGTCAAATAGTTTAAGAATAGCAGGGATATTCGAACGAAGAACTCGAAGGCTTTCCAGCTTAAGCATTTTACTATTGGTAACACTAATAACAATTGAATAAAATTCAAAAGCTGTATTCGAGTGAGGACGAAGATCAATTCCAAAGCGTCCACTAGAATACCTTACAATAGACTCCTTAAGCAAAAAATCACCAGCTTCAAATCTTCTTCTGCTACTATCTGTTTTTTTAGGGTATTTTGGCAAATCAATAATATGAGTAGAATCATCTTGAATTTTTCTAGCAACCACGTAGACAATATTTAATATATCCGTAGATGGTATTTTTTCAAAACTCTCACTATATTCATAGATGTGTTTTGTGCTTAACATCAACTGCTTCAACAAATATGCTAATGTCTGTAAAGGTGAACTCGCACCACGAGTAGCTGTACAGAGTTTTTCTGCCCAATCACGAGCCTGGGTCAGATCGCCTTCGCTAGCAACTCGGTTACGAATGCCTATGGACTCTATTTCATTAATTATAGAGTGAGCGACCTCATGGGCAACGTCATTTGCATTTCTAATCTTTTTTGTCCTTTCTTTTATATCTTCATCTAAAAGATATTTATTCAATCCTTTATTTGCTGCCCATGCTGCCCATATAGCTGTAGAAGCAACAACTATATCCCGAATAAATCCCCCTATATCCTTCAAGCTAACAGGAGGAAGTTTGTCTATTAATTCTAAAAAAAACTCGTAACTCAACCTGAATTCTCCAACTGAAACTTTAATCTAAGAACTTCGTCGGTAATGGAATCAGCAGGCACCTTATCACTCTTTTATTCATGCTGCTGGAGTTAATCATTTTAATGAAGGTTCTGATCGTTTGCTTCAATCAGACTTTCAAGCATATTCCAACAAGGATAAAAAATGTAGAAATGCGCATGAAAGTGCGTAAATTTCCCTCCGCTTAAAACCTTATCGAAGCCCAGTAACGGCGCGGCCTCACCCCTTATCGCATGAGTGCATAAAAACCGACCTATTTAGAGCGCGGGCGGGGCGGGGTGACGATAGCGCGAGAGACCTGGTCACTGGATCCGTTCATGGCTTGGTGGTTCGAAGCGTGCTAGTTGTTTCTAATGGCAGGTATGCCACCGAAAACAACTAGAACCATTAGAACTATCGAATGCAGGGAGGGGATCATGAGGCTTGTGATTGCGTTACTCACGCTATCAGTCTTGGCTGGCTGTGCGTCATCGAAGCAGGTGTATACGCCATCTGGCGAACAAGGGTACTCCGTCAACTGCTCAGGCAGTGCCTTGAATTGGGGGATGTGTTACGAGAAAGCCGGTGATCTGTGTGGCGCTCAAGGCTATACCGTGCTCACTCAAAGTGGCGACCAGTCCACGATGGTGACGGGGAACCAGTACGGCTTGTATGCCACTCCCGTCGTAAATAGATCTATGACCATACAGTGTGGCAAGGAGGCAGAATGAAAGAAGGCACTGCCCTGACATGGGCAGTGCCTCAGCCTTAGTTGGTTCATCGAGTTGGGTCGAGTGGCATGAGCTCTGGGTCACCCAGTGAGTATGGCTGGAACCTGATGATCTCCTCGCCCACGAGCTCATTCACCTCTTGGAGAGCAGCCTGCAACGGCTCGAGCTCATTGGCCACGAAGACCCTGGCAGCCTTCTCCACATCACCAAAGCCCCCAGTGTTGCTGGGAATGATGCCCATCAGCTGCGGTGGAATTCGATGGCCAGCAAGTTGGTCATCGCGAGTGATGTTCTTGATGTTCCAGAAGTCATCCTTTGCCGCTACCTCGCTGATGGGAATGATCTGCACTCCATCCTTTTTCCCTCCTGGGCTGTAGAAGAACAGGTTGCGGAAGTTACCGACCCCCTTCGACTCCTTCAGAGCCTTGCGCATGGCATCAATGTCATCTTGGTTGCTGGCCGGGTCGCTCACATACATCACGAACCCTGCATGACTGCCGTTGAGGAAGTAGCGGCGACGAAACAGGGTGGCATTCTCGTTGAGCCAGGCACTCTGCAGACTGCCGATGTAGTCGGGTACGCCATAGATGGCCTGGTCGACGTCGGGCTCGAGCAGGTGAACCACCCTCCCTCTGGGCAACTCGGTGCGGTCGATGTAGTTCGGCACCCACCAGTACCGGTCGGCATTGGTGCCACCACGGCGCATGTACTTGGCTCGCAGGTGACGGAATGGCAGCAACTTGCCCAACCTGCCGCGCACCTCCTCGAGATAACCGTTACCGAATACCAGGTAATCCAGCGCCAAACCACTGAATGCCTGGCGACCCAGCAGTGGGTGCGGTTTGAAGGTGCGCAGGAGGATATTGCGCTTCACCTGGAGAGCTGACCCATGGTGTGCCGTCGCCCGATAGCTCTTGGCGAGGATCTCCAACGGGATAGGTGGCTCGTACCACTCATCCGGAGTGAGGAGCAGCCCTTCATAGAAGATGTCACGCATAGAGGTCACCGGCTCGGCATCGCCGAAGGTGAAAGCTTCAGCCTTTGGCATACTCGGTGCCGGCTGATGGCGGTACCCGGATGGTACGCGGATACGGGGTTTGGCGGCTGTCTCGCTCATTCGGAAAACTCCACTACGGATTGGCCGGTGCCCTGGGCGGGACCGTCGATAGGTTCGTGACTGAGGGCGTGCATGGTGGCCCAGGCAAGGTCGGCGTGGCCGGTCGCCTTACTGCGGCCCGAGGTATAGGTGTACTGGCGGCCGCTGGCGGTGAGCTCTTTCTTGATGGACATGAAACTCTGGAGGAGATCCCTCCAACCGGCATCGAACTCGAGGCGGCCTTTGCGCATGATCTGCTGAGCCTGCATGACCAGACGGCCCTTGACCGCCGGGTCGTATCGGAAGCGGGTCAAGGTCGGGAACCACTTTTCGACGTGCTCAGCGACCGCTTCGCCCAGGCCGGTCACGTCAATGCCGATGTGTTCGATGCGATACTTGGCTTGGAAGCCCTTGATGAAGTCAGCCTGTGCCTCGTAGTCCTCGCCCTTGAGGCGGTGGCGTTCGAGGATTCGGTGCTTATCGTCAGCAGTACGCGCCGGAAGCACCACGACAAGCCCGGCACCATCGCCATCCTCTCCGGTGCCTGTGGGGTCGTAACCGATCCAGACACCAGCATCGCCAGCAGGGCGTGGTGCAAATGGCCGGTAGTCACTCCACACTTCCCAGCTGTCGACCATGCAGGGATGCACCATTGTCAGGGGGAACGCCGATTGGCTGTCATCGACGAACTGGCACATGAGCAGATTGGCGAATTCCTCGTCGCTGTACTCAAGGCGCAGCTGCTCGAGGTCGAACAGGTCGCAGCCACCGGCGATGGCGTCCTCGACGGTGACGATCTGCCGCCACTGACCATCCGGACAAATCAGACCTCTCGCCAGTGCTGTGTGAGAGACGTCAAATTCAGCTCGGTCCTTCTTCGCCCGGCGCTTGTTGAACATCTCGCCCGACCAGAACGGATAGGCTTCATGCCCCAAGCTGGATGGCGTGCTGAAGTACGTCTGGCGCCACTTCTTGTGCATCGCCATGCCGGAAGTGACCTTGCGGAACTCGGCAAAGCGATGGATCCAGAAGTACTCGTCAAGGTAGACGTCACCGTGATAGCCCTGGGCCGTCTTGCTGTTGGTGCCGAGGAAATGCAGCTCGGCGCCGTTGTCGAGGACCAGAGGATCGCCCTTGAGCTCAATGTCTGTGACTTCCTTCACGAACTGGATGATGTAGTTCTTGAAGATGTGAGCCTGAGCCTTACTGGCCGATAAGAAGATCTTGTTTCGCCCGGACTCGAAAGCATCGACGATAGCTTCGCGGGCAAAATACCAGGTCGCGCCGATCTGTCGGCTCTTGAGGATATTGCGAATCCGGTGCTTCTGACCCGCTTCATGCCACTCGACCTGGTAATCGAAAAGCGAATCCAGAAACGCTGCCTTCAGTGCCTCTACCTGTTCTTCGTCGAGGTAGTTGCGCCGTGCTTTTCGTTTACGAGGAGCTTCGTTCCGCGCATCAATGTTCGGATTGAGATCCGACTCGCGTCCGGTCTCGCTGTACTTCCGCACCCGAGCCAATCGCTCGAGCTGTCGGCCGAGCAGGTCGATTTCCTTGTAGTCCTTACCCTCCTTGTCAGGCTTGGCGATCAGCTGAACCATCCGCGCCTCGAGCGTTTGCTCGACACGCTCGATGGGCGCGGCGGCTTCCCAAGCGTCACGGGCTTTCCAACTATGCACCGTGGCGGGCTTTTCGCCGATGAACTCGGCAATACGCGCCACTCGCCAGCCCTGCCAGTACAGGTGGCGAGCCGTCAGGCGCGGCGATTCGGTGAGGTCTGGGGGCATCGTAGTCATGCCGCCAGCCTACCCTCGACTCCTTTCCAACCAATCAGGCTGTTGTTGTAGATCGCGGATTTACAACGCCAGTTTGTTGAGTCATTCGACAGGCACGCGGAACCTGACGGCAACGTTTGCCCCGTACCCAGTCGAGGAAATCACATGCCCTGGTTCCGAGTCGCCACCGAAGGCGCAACAACAGACGGCCGAGAGATCTCACGCGAGTGGATCGATCAAATGGCAGCCAACTACGATCCGAAGAAATACGGCGCCCGTGTATGGATGGAACATATGCGCAGCCTGTTTGCCGACGGTGCTTTCCCGGCTTTGGGCGATGTCACTGCCGTCAAGGCCGAAGAGGTCGAGGATGGCAAACTTGGCCTGTTTGCTGATATCGATCCCACCGATCAACTAAAAGAAATCAATGGCAAACGCCAGAAGGTCTACACCTCCATTGAAGTCAATCCCAGCTTCGCTGATACCGGCGAGGCCTACCTCGAAGGTCTCGCCGTCACCGACTCTCCGGCCAGTCTCGGTACCGAGATGCTGAAATTCTCTCGCGAGGCTGGAAATGCCTCTCCACTCGCCGCACGTAAACAACATCCAGGCAACGTCTTCTCTGAGGCGGTCGAGGTTGAATTCGACTTTACCGAGGAGCCGGAAGAGCAAGGCCCCACATTGGCTGAACGGGTCAAGGCACTGTTTCGCAAGCAAGATGCCAAGACAAAGGAGGGATTCTCTGCCTTCCGCGCTGAGCTTGAAAAGACCCTCGAATTGTTCGTGCAAAAGCACGGCGAGCTGACTGATGAGTTGGGCAAGCGCCCTACCGCTGAGACTTTCGCAGAGCTGAAGACGGCCCACGACGAGTTGAAGAGTCGCTTCGACAAGCTCTACAGCAAGCTCGACAACACCCCTGACACTCCGAATCGCGGAGCCGCCACTGGCGGTGGCGATTCTGTAACCACTGATTGCTGAGGACCCCCACCCCATGCGCAACGATACTCGTCAAGAATTCAACCGCTTCGCCCAGCGCATCGCCCAGTTGTCGGGGGTGCCCAGCGCGACCGAGTCCTTCGCAGTCGAACCCAGCGTTCAACAGACCCTGGAAACCAAGATCCAGGAGTCCAGTGAGTTCCTGGGTCAGATCAACATCGTCGGGGTCGACGAACTCAAGGGTGAGAAGCTTGGTCTGGGGCTGACCGGCCCCATCGCCGGTCGGACCAACGTAACGACCAATGACCGCACCCCACGCGACCTGAGCTCACTGGATGATCAGGGTTACGAATGCCGCTCCACAGAGTTCGACACCTATCTGCCTTGGAGCAAGCTGGACGCCTGGGCCAAGTTCGCAGATTTCCAGGTCCGGGTACGCAACATGATCATCCGCCAGCAGGCACTCGACCGCATCATGATCGGACTCAACGGTACCAGTGCTGCAGGCGAGACCGATCGCGTCGCCAACCCGCTACTGCAGGACGTCAACATCGGCTGGTTGCAGCACTACCGCGCCCAGGCACCCGCCCGAGTGTTCAGTGAGGGCGCAAATGTTGGAGAGGTGCGTGTCGGCCCAGGGGGCGACTATGCCAACCTCGACGCCCTGGTCTACGACGTGGTCAATGAACTGATTGATCCCTGGCACCGCGAGTCCACTGACCTACGCGCAATCTGTGGCCGCAAGATCCTCGCCGATAAGTACTTCCCATTGATCAGCGAGTACCAGCAGCCCACAGAGCAGCGCGCTCTCGACATGATCGTCAGCCAGAAGCGTATGGGCGGCCAGCAGGCAGCCCGGGTGCCTTACATGCCCGACGGTACCCTGCTAATCACCCCGCCGGAAAACCTCTCCATCTACTGGCAACGTGGTAGCCGTCGTCGTTACCTGAAGGACAAGCCCGAGCGTAAGCGCGTAGAGAACTTCGAAAGCTCCAATGACGCGTACGTCGTCGAGGATTTCGGGGCTGGCTGCCTCGTCGAGAACATCGTTTTCGGCGACTGGTCAGTCTAAGGAGCCAATCATGCATAGCCCTGCACGAAAGCACTATCAGCGCGTCACCGCCGCGAAAGCGGCGGGGGACGCCGCACCTGGCCAGTCACAGACTGGCGAGCAGTACGAACTGCACGCGGCTGCACTTTGGGAAGCCCGACAGGCGCTCAAGGGTATCAAGTCCGTCGAGGCCAAGATTGCCCGCAAACGTGAATTGCTGCCTCAGTTTGCCCCCTATGTCGATGGTGTGCTGTCGGCTGGTACTGGTGCCCAGGACGACGTGCTGGTCACGGTCATGCTCTGGCGTCTGGATGTTGGGGATATCGCCGGTGCTCTGGCCATCGCTGAATACGCCATCAAGCATGGCCTCGACACTCCTGACCGCTTCGAGCGCGACACCGCCTCGTTGGTGGCAGAACAGGTCGCCGAGGAAGCTCTCAAGCAACTGCAAACCACCAGGGGGGAAGGTGACGACAGCGATAACAGTGAAGCTGCTGCCCATCTCGTCATGCACCTGGTAACTGCCGAAGCACTGACACGCGACGCCGATATGCACGACCAGGTGCGCGCCAAGCTGCACAAGGCCCTCGGCTATGCCTATCGCGACAAGGGCAACAGCATCGATGAAGCCCTCAAGCATCTACGTCGTGCTCTTGAGCTCAACGACAAGGTCGGTGTGAAGAAGGACATCGAGCAGCTGGAGCGCCAGGCCAAGCAACAAAACGCCGGTGGTCAGGCTAACACCTGATCATCCAACCGAGTCGCACGCCGACGCCAAGGGGGCGCCGGGAAAGATCGGACTACGGTCCCACATCTTAGATCCCGGCCCACCCCCTTCCTATCGAGGTCGCCATGTCACTCATTGATGCGGGATATAACCCAGTACCATCACCGTCACCACCGCTCGACAACAACGGCTTCTGGCCTCAGATAGAGCCGGACGACTTTCGAAAGGCGGAACGCCTGATCAATACGGTACCCAACGAGCGTATCGAGTATGCCTTGCGCGTGGCCATGGCGGACATCAACCGCCAGCTCCGGACATGGCAAGCCGAGCAACAAGGACAGGGTGCTGCCACCATTGATGATGTCACGCCACCCAACTGGCAGTCGCCAGGTATCTATCCATTGCTGTATCGCCGCGCGGTCTACGCCACGGCACATGCCTCTCTGCTCGAGCGCTACCGTGAGATATCAGCAACCCGTGAGGGTGACGAACGTGGCGAGGCAAAGGATCTGGCCGCCGATGATTACCGGCGAGACGCTCGCTGGGCCGTTGCTGAAATCCAGGACCACAACCATACCGTTGTGGAGTTGATCTAGTGCGTACCGTACGCGCCCACCAGGGCGAGACCCTCGACCAGATCTGCTATCGCACCTTTGGTGTGACGGCAGGGATCACCGAGCAGGTGCTCGACCTCAACCCGGGTATTGCGGAGTTAGGACCATCACTGCCCCAAGGCACCCCCGTGCAGTTACCCGATACCTCACCCCAACCGCAGCGCACGAGCACCGTGCAGCTGTGGGATTGATATCGCCCCGAAGAGGCGAGAAGACGCAGAGGACTCCATGGCCGAACCCAGCTCCACTACCTTCGCCGGCATTGCCACCGTTGGCGCCACGCTGTTCGGGATGATGCCCGGTGTCGACGCCAATGCCGTGATTGGCGCTTTGTGTGGTGCCGTCCTGTTCTTCATCAGTTCGAAGCAGGAGTTCGCCCTGTGGGTCCGGATCACCTATCTGCCGATCTCGTTCGTCATCGGCTACCTGGGTGGACCTTCTGTGCTCGGGGACTATCTGGAGGCGTCTGCGGTGTCGGCTTTCATCGGTGCCGCCGTCACGGTCACTGCTGGGCAAAGGTTCATTGATGTGGTGCGTACCGTTGACTTGAAAGCCTGGCTGGGAGGGAAAAAGTGAATGTCTTCATGATCGACATCGCCGTGATGGCCGCCCTCGTCATCGTGGGGCGCATCCTCACATTTCAGCGCCGGGGCAGTCGCTATCGTCGAGGGATCTCCTTCGTCGCGTGGCTGGTGACCTGCGCGAACTTCACCCTGATCGTCAAATTGCCCGGCATGCCGCCACCTGAACCAGTGACCACGCTGCTGGCTATCTGGCAGGTGGCCTTCGCCATCCTGCTGCTACGCCATGGCGGCAACCTTGCCCACCTGCTGCGCTCCCTGCACCTTACCCGGAGACACTGATGCTGCTGAAACATGGAGATACCGGTTACCAAGTCGAATCGTTGCAGCGTGATCTGCAGCGTGTCGGTCATGACATTGCCGCTGATGGCTGGTATGGGGATATCACTGAGGCAGCCGTTCGGGCAGTGCAGCGTGAACATGGTCTCGTCATGGATGGCATTGTGGGCCCTAAGACTCGCCAAGCACTGCAACGACACGCTGAACCCAATGCGCTGAAACAAATCGACCTAGTCAACGCCGCCAATCGCCTGGATGTCGAACTGGCCGCCATCATGGCCATCAACGAGGTCGAGTCGCGTGGGCGCGGCTTCTACGTGGGTGGGCCTCGTCATGGGCAGCCAATCATTTTGTTCGAGCGACACATCATGCGTCGCAGGCTGATTCATCACGAGATCAATCCGGTACCGCTACAACAGAAGCATCCCGACTTGGTCAACGACAAGCCTGGGGGCTATATCGGTGGATACCGAGAGCACGGTCGTCTCGAGCGTGCCGCCAACCTGCATGTGACATCCGCGCTCGAATCTGCCTCCTGGGGTGCCTTCCAGATCATGGGCTACCACTGGTCGGTACTGGAATACGCCAACGTGGGCGAGTTCGTCGGGGCCATGGAAGAGAGCGAAGCCACTCAACTCGAGGCCTTCGTGCGTTTCATTGAGGTGGATGCGGGCTTGCACCGTGCGCTGAAGCGCCAGGACTGGCGAGATTTCGCCAGACGTTACAACGGCCCCGCCTTCGAGCGCAACGACTACGACACTCGCCTTGCTGCCGCCTACCGACGACATGATCGACAACTCGAGGTGGCAGCGTGATTCGTCTGCAGCTGGTGATAGGAGCTGGCCTGCTGTCCGCCAGTGTCGCGGCAGGCTGGTATTCACGGGGCTGGCTCGAGGACAGCCAACGCCTCACGGCCATGCAAGCCGTGGATGCCGCCATAGAAGCGGCCATGGTGCGGGAGTCAGATATCGCCCGTCGTGTGGAAGACCGGCTGGCCCAGTTGCAGGCCAGCGAACGTGTCATTGATCGAGGAATCATCCGTGAGGTCGAGAAACCTGTTTACCGCCGCGTGTGTCTTGAGCCTAACGCTATCCGCCTGCTCAACCACGCCGCCGCCGGCACCGTCCCCGATTCAGCAGACTCTGCTGACTCCTTGCCCTTCAGCACTGCCACCTCTGACTGACGGCACCGGTGGGGATGTGGCGCTGACCATGACCGCCTGGGCCAGCCAATATCACAGCTGTGCCACACGACATAATGGCCTCATCGAGGCGCTGGAGGACCGCCAGTGATCAAACTGCAGTCTCTACGAAAGCACCTACTCGCCAGCATTCCGGCCTTACGAAAGGACCCCGACCGCCTGCTGACGTTCATCGAGCGCGGTGCTATCCAATTTGCTCGTGGCCAGCACTTGTCTCACCAGTACCGCGTGCCGGCACGCATCGTGATCACTGACCTGGGAGGATCCACTGACGTCGTGATGATTCCGTTACTGCAGTGGCTCTCTCACTACCAGCCAGACCTCGATGCTAATGAGGCCGTGCGCTTTGATGCGGAGCTACTGGCCAATGACCGATGGGATCTCGCCATCGAGGTCACGCTCACCGAGCGTGTGGTGGCCAAGGTCAACTGCGACGAAGGCAAAATCGAAAGCGAGCATCGCATGCCGGAATTCCCGATCGATACTTGCCCGGCCAAACATTGGATGCTCTATGTGAAGTCACCAAGCGATACCGACCACCAACTGGCAAGCGAGTGGGACTCCCCGAATGGATGACCTGCAGAGTCTGGAAGAGTGGGTTTCACCACTGCTGGCCAAGTTGACGCCGAAAGAGCGCCGCAAGCTGGCCCGCACTATCGCCACGGCACTGCGCCGCCGCCAACGTGAGCGAATCGCACACCAACGGAATCCTGATGGCAGCGAGTTTGAACCACGCAAGCCGAAAAAGGACCAGGCCGGTTTCGTTCGTCGTCAACCGATGTTCATGAAGATCCGTCAAGCCAAATACATGAAAACCCAGTCAGACCCGCATAGCGCTGAGGTCAACTTCATGGGTCGGGTGGCACGCATCGCACGCATACACCAGATGGGACTGAGGGCTCGTGTTCAACCTGGTGGGCCATCCTACGACTACCCCCAGCGCGAACTACTCGGTTATAGCGAGGAAGACCAGCGCTTCATCCGGGACATGGTCATCGACCACCTCACGTTGTAGATCGGCCATTTACAACATCCATCGCTGGAGTGCTCAGCGAATGGCGGGGGAACATCCTTGCATGAACAACACCGCCGAACTTCTCCGCCTGATCAACAACCTGATCCGCTTTGGCACCATCGCCGAGGTGGACCATGGTGAGCCCGGCAAACGCTTGCCTTGTGTGCGAGTAAAGATCGGCGAACTGCTCACAACCTGGCTGGTATGGCAGGAAGCCCGAGCAGGGACAACACGAACCTGGTGCCCGCCTACGGTGGGGGAGCAGGTCCTTGTATTGGCTCCAGGTGGAGACCTCGCCGGTGCGGCAGTGTTGCCCGGATTTTTCAGAACACAGCACCCTGCACCCTGCAACAGTCCCGACCTTTTCCATGCCGTCATGCCGGATGGTGCCAGCTTCGAATACAACCACGCGGCACATCGACTGCATGCCGTCACCGGGCCGAGCAGCATCACCATGGACCGCTCCAGAATTCTGCTTTCTACCAACGGCAGCACCCTGGAGATGGACGCCGCCGGCATTCGACTGAATGGCTCACGCATCGACCTGAACTGAGGACACCCATGCCAGCAATCACACGCAAGGGCGACACATGTACTGGACATGGCAGTTTCCCGCCACGCAACAGCACTGGTGGCAGTGGCAATGTCTACGTCAACGGCATTGCCGCTCACCGGCAGGGTGATGGCTGGGCCACTCATTGCAACAACCAACCAACCTGCCACGGCGGTGCTCTGGCATCCGGATCAGGCAGTGTTTTCGTCAACGGCAAACAGCTCGGTCGAATCGGAGATCCCGTCGATTGCGGATCTTCCGTCGCAACCGGCAGCAGCAATGTCCATGCAGGGGGCTGATACATGGCCGGAATGAACGCCACCACCGGGACGTCACTGGATGGGGTCGAGCACATTCGGCAAAGTGTGGGGGACATTCTCATGACACCCATTGGCTCGCGTGTCATGCGTCGCGACTACGGCTCACTCCTGCCTGAGTTGATTGATGCTCCTCTCAATGACACCACCCTGCTGCAGGCCTACTCAGCCACCATCATGGCCTTGATTCGTTGGGAGCCGCGGATTCGCGTCACTGCCGTGCGCCGCCATGTCAGTACTGACCTACATGGTGCCGCCACGCTGGAGATCGAAGGACAGACCGTGGATGGTGATCCGGTGACGCTGGAGATTCCACTATGACCAGCCCAATTGACCTGTCACAACTGCCCTCTCCGGACGTAGTAGAGCAGATCGATTATGAAGTCATCCTCTCGCAATTGTTGGACGACCTCGAGGTGCGCTTCCCTGAATTCGATGTTCCTGCTGAGTCAGACCCGGCATATAAGATCCTGGAGGTCAGCGCCTATCGGGAGATGCTCGTCCGACAGCGAGTCAATGAAGCAGCGCGAGCGGTGATGCTCGCCTATGCCGAAAAGGCAGACTTAGACAACCTCGGTGCTCTGTTCAATGTCGATCGGTTGCAGATCTCATCCGGTGATCCAGAGGCAGTCCCGCCGGAGCTACCGAAATTCGAAGATGACCCCGACTTCCGCCGACGCATCCTGTTGTCGCTGCAGGGGTTGAGCACTGCCGGTCCAGAAGGTGCCTACCGATACCATGCACTATCTGCCGATGGTGGCGTACTCGATGCCAGTGCTACCAGCCCCACGCCTGGTGACGTCGTTGTGACCGTCCTTGCCAGAGAGGGGGATGGCACAGCAGACCAGGCATTGCTGGATGCTGTCGAGGCCGCCGTGAATGCCGAGGAGGTCCGTCCACTGACGGATCATGTCACCGTGCAGCCCGCAGAGATCCTTCCCTATACCATCAATGCCACCATTTACTTTCAGCCTGGGCCTGATAGCCAAGTGGTGATGGAAGAGGCGGAGAAAGTCGCTGAGGCGTATGTAACCGAGCAACACCGGCTGGGACGCGATGTCACCCTCTCGGGCATCTATGCCGCTTTGCATCGCAGCGGCGTTCAGCGGGTCGAACTGGCAAGCCCCACCAGCACCATCGTCGCGAATGACCAACAGGCCAGCCACTGCACCGCCATCACGTTGACCAACGGAGGTGTCGATGAGTGATCCTAGCCTGCTGCCGCCAAATGCCACTGGTCATGAACGTGCAATGGCCGACGCCATGGCGCGTATCTCGGATGTTCCCACCCCACTGCGTCATCTGTGGAATCCTGACACCTGCCCGGTGGAGCTGCTCCCCTGGTTGGCATGGACCATGGGACTGGATGCATGGAAGCCATACTGGAGCGAAGCCATCAAGCGCGAACGCATCCGGCAGGCTGCAGAGATCCATCGTCGCCGAGGCACAGCCCAGTCCGTTCGCCGGGTGGTCGAGTCGTTCGGTGCAGGGGTGGCCATCCGGGAATGGTGGCAAACCACTCCTCGCGGCATACCGCACACCTTTGAATTGGTGCTCACCGTGCGAAGTGAGACCAACAGCGCTGAGCTGCAGGAAGACATCGTCCAGGAAGTCACTCGAGTAAAGCCAGTTCGCAGCCACTTCACCTTGATCGCTGGCGTTTCCGCCGAGGGAGGCATCGGCCTCTACGGTGCAGCCCGCCCCGTCATCTATCGCCGTATTCAGACCGAGGAATGACATGGCACTGAAGATCACTATCACCGATGCCGGCCGTGCTGAGATCACGAATGCCGAGAACACCGGAACCGCTCCCGTTACCATCACCCACATTGCTCTGGGCGACGCAGGCTACCCCCCAGATCCAGCACAGGTCGCTTTGCATAGCGAAGTAAAACGCGTCTCCAGCATCGCGGGTGAAGTCGTGGCAGCTAACACCATCAGCGTGACCGCGAAGGATGAGAGCAATGATGACTATACTGTCCGAGAGTTCGGACTGATCACCGAGCATGGGACTCTATTTGCGGTCTACTCACAGATCGCCCCCATCATAGAGAAGGCAACGCCATCGACACTCCTTCTAACCATTGATGTGGTCCTAGCTGACCTCGATGCCGCCAGCTTATCCTTTGGAGATGTTACCTTCAGCAACCCACCTGCGAGCAAGACTGTCGCAGGAGTGGTGAAGCTGAGCAGTTCGGTCACCAATCCCGATGAGAGTGTTGCCGCCACCGCACTCGCCGCAAAGAAGGCATACGACGCTGCCGCAGTCCGATTAGAAAAAAGTGCCAACCTGTCTGATCTCGATAACAAGACCCAGGCTCGAGAAAACCTGGGATTGAGTGAAGCATCTACGCAAGGAAGCACCGACAGCCGGACATCACCGAGCACCACCACGCTCTTGCAGGCCAAGGCGATGAATGACCATCGCAACAGCGGAGATCACGATGGTCGGTACGTGATGCTGGATAACGGCATCATTGCCATCGAGTTTGATCTGGCCACGAACACCATCATCTTCAGACAGAAGTCATCAGAGACTGATGCACCCATATTGCAGGCTCGTTCTGTAGGCCAGGCAGTCCGCTTTTCGGTCAGTCATGATGCACCTGAACTTAATGGTGACTCTACTGGCTGGACGATCGGCGGCAAAAAGATCGTCGACGAGACACGATCAATTTCTACTGGAGCAGGGCTTACTGGCGGGGGCAACCTCAGCAGTAACAGAACGCTTTCCATCCCTGGAAGTGGTGTCCAGACATACATGCTCGCCGATTATTCGGTGAGCCTGGACAAACTCCAGAACTGGATGATCACAAATCAGAAGATGTCGGCTGATGCCATCGAATCTCGGGCGATCAAGGATGGTGCAGTAACCCCCAGCAAAGTAGAGCCTTGGTCGCTGACCCATGAGCAGATGGCGGCCAATGGTATTCAGGGGAGAGCCATCAATAGCGGCGCAATTATTGCTCGTCACATCAGTGACAATAATGTCTATGCCCAGCATTTATCGCAGGGCTCACCAGAAGGTGATTGGGTACGTGAAAGAATTGCTAACCGAGGTGGTATCGGCTGGGTAGGGACATATGGGTTTCTCAGTCGTCGAAATGGTGGGACAAGTTCTCCAGGAGACACGCTGAGCGGTTCCAACCTGCAATGGGCAGGCATTCGGGAGAAGGTCACTGGAATGACTCTAGGGGGAAGTCCTGCAGGAACATGGCGCTGCATGGGGATTGCTGCTAATGACGGTTCCAGTGGAGATGCAACACTTTGGTTGAGGATTAGCTAATGGAGTATAGAAATCCACGCTACAACGAGTCGGGCACCATCGACTGTGAGATCCATCACCCCTCATTTGGATGGATTCCATTCACAGCAAGCCCTAATGATGCTCACGAGCACTGTGTTGCGATTTACCAGGCCATCATTGATTCAGACAACCCAATCGCTCCACATGAAGAACCTTTCGATGATGTCGTAAAGGCGAAATATAGAGAAATTGAGACGAAGCTAGCCGAAGCCTTGGCAGAGGGTATGCCCTACACCATGCCAGACGGAACGGAAGACATCGTCCAGACCCGCCCAGAAGACGAAGGCAATTTATTGGGGTTGGCCATTGAGGCACGAGACTTGAAAGCTGTGGGAGACCTCAGCCACGCTTTCATGCTGCGAGCAAAGTCGAATCGACTCTATGAGCTGACTCCGGATGAGATGATTGACCTGACTGATACCGCCAAGCAATTCAAGCAAGATCTGCTGGAAAGGTCGTGGCACCTGAAAGATGCGCTGAGAGCTGCCGAAGAGATAAATGACCGCGAAGCGGCGAAAGCTATCAACTGGTGACACCGGGTCCAGTGATTGGATTGCATGAAGGATCACCAGAGGGTAGATTCCGCTCGCGCAGAACAAAATACGCTAGGGAAAATAATGGAAGACAACCTAATTCTCAGCATGATGCTGATATATGCCGTATGCATCACCTGGTCGTATGGTCTGGCTAGAGTCTTCAAGCCAGTATTTCTAGAGGAGCTTTCAGACAAGAGCCGAAACTCATCAATGGATGGGGTTCGTGGATTTGCTGCCATAAGTGTGTTTCTCCATCACTCAGTCTACTCTTACAACCTTTACACCTACCAAGCATGGGGACCTTCTACCGAGGTAGCAGGTACAGTGCTGGAAAAATACCTCTGGCACCTTGGAAGCTTTAGCGTTTCATTGTTTTTTATGATTACCGCTTATCTATTTTGGCGTATGGTGCTTATGAAAAGAGAAAATATGGACTGGTCCGGGTTTTATAGAAACAGAATATTCAGAATAGTACCGCTATACGTAGTTATAGTATGTATGGTTTTCGCGATATTTCATGTAGTCTACAAGGGAAGCGGAGATTCAAAATTCGCTTCATCCTTTATCGCGTGGCTCGGGTTTGGTTTTTTACCTTTGCCGTCAGTGAATAACTATCCGGCATCCTGGTCTATTGTCGCTGGGGTTTTCTGGACCTTGGCTATTGAATGGAAGTTCTATCTAACACTACCTTTTCTGGCTCTGTTCGCCAAGTCAAAAGCATCATCTGGCGTCTCTCTTTTTGTGGCCGCAGCTGGGATGGTTGCACTACACAAACTTGGCCTAATGGAACATAATAAGCTGGCGATAGCTTCATGCTTTGTACTAGGTGCTTTGGCTGCACACCTAAGTGTTTATAATTCTAGGGCAGTGAGCCAGATCCCTCGGTTAGCTGCAACTACTGTTGCTATTCTTGCGTTCACTTACTCTTTGGTAAGATTTGGCGATGTATATAAATTAAAAGCCGAAGTTGTTACATTTCTGTTTTTCTTTGCAGTTGTAGAATGCGGTGCCATGAAAGCCATCTTTTCATCTATGGCGATGCGATTCCTTGGAATTATCAGCTACAGCATATATCTATGTCATGGACTGGTACTGACGGTAATCAATGGTTTTATTGTCAAGAACTCTGGTTATTTAATTCCATCTGCATCAGCTCTATTGGCAGTTATCGGTTTCAGCACAGCTCTTTATTTGTATGTAGAACGACCTTTCATTCAAATAGGTAAAAAGCAGCCAGTTACCTGGTACGCTCGGCGATCATCCGCCACATTGTAATATCCCTGCCCCTCCAGCCCGCCACTCGGCGGGCTGCCTCGTTGTTGGCGTTGCCGCATGTTGTAAAACGCCAATCTACAACCGCCACTGCTCGCGCCCCTGTCGTCGAATAGGCAAGCATGTCCTCACGCATGCTATCGCTAGTTACACGCCCTGCAGGAGCCCATTTCATGAGCGATTACCATCACGGCGTCCGCGTCGTAGAAATCAACGAAGGCACTCGACCGATTCGCACCATCTCCACGTCAGTCATCGGTCTAGTGGCAACTGCTCCTGGTGCCGTTTCCGGTGTTATCGCCTCATTGAACATCGGCTTTGCCGCTGCCAATACCAGTATCAACTTCACCGCAACGACACCTGGAACGGATGGCAATGCCATTCGAGTACGATATGTCGACCCAGGTACTGCCTCATCTGCTCTAACCGTAAGCACAACCGGAACAGATATCACCATCAGCCTGGAAACCGATGTTGACGGAAACATCACCAGCACTGCAGAAGATGTCGTTACCGCCACAAATGGAGATCAGAACGCCTCTGCTTTGGTCAATGCCGTCGTTGATGGTGTCGGAACAGGCATCCTGTCCGCAGTGGAATATCAGTACCTGTCTGGTGGCCTGGACGAGGTTTTCCCACTTGATACTCCGGTACTCATCACAGACCCACGTGGTGCTGCTGGAAAAGCTGGTATCGAGGGCACACTGGCCCGTGCACTGGATGCCATCGCCGACCAGACGAAAGCCATGGTGGTTGTGGTGCGCGTCGCTGAAGGTGATACCGACGATGAAACCAAGACCAATGTCATCGGCGGCACCAGTGCCAATGGCAAGAAAACCGGCATGCAAGCATTGCTCGCGGCTGAGCAGCGATTCGGGGTCAAACCTCGCATCCTCGGCGTTCCTGAGCTGGATGATGCCGATGTGGTCAGCGAACTGATCGGGATTGCTCAGAAGCTGCGTGCTTTTGTCTATGCCAGTGCTGGTGGTAGCGCGACCAAAGAAGAAGCGGCCATGTATCGCGAAAACTTCGGGGCTCGCGAAGTGATGGTGATCTGGCCGGACTTCACCGGCTGGGACACTGCTACCAGCACCACGCGCAACCTGTCTGCCGTGGCTCGCGCACTCGGCATGCGTGCGAAGCTCGACAACGAGATTGGCTGGCACAAGACCTTGTCCAACCAACCAGTCAATGGCGTCACCGGCATCTCTGCCGATGTGTTCTGGGATCTGCAGGATCCAGCCACCGATGCGGGTTACCTGAATAGCCACGAAGTTACCACCTTGATCAATCGCGGCGGCTTCCGGTTCTGGGGCTCCCGCACCTGCACTATCGATCCGCTGTTTGCCTTTGAGAACTACACCCGCACAGCGCAGGTGCTGGCTGACACCATTGCCGAAGCGCACCTCTGGGCAGTCGATCTGCCGATGCATCCGTCCCTGGTCAAAGACATTGTCGAGGGTATCAACGCAAAGTTTCGCGAGCTCACCCGTCAAGGTTACATCCTCGGCGGTGTCGCCTGGTTCGATCCCGAGCTCAACAGCCCCGAGGTGTTGAAGGCTGGCAAGTTATACATCGATTACGACTACACCCCGGTGCCACCTCTCGAAAACCTGATGCTCCAGCAGCGCATCACCGATCGTTACCTGCTGGACTTCGCCGACCGCGTTGCCGCCGCCTGATCCCTAGGAGACTGAACTATGGCACTTCCGCGCATCCTCAAGGATTACAACCTGTTCGGTGACGGCCACAACTGGCAGGGCCTGATCCCGACACTCACCTTGCCCGAGCTCACTCGCCGTATGGTCGAGTACGAAGGCGGCGGCATGGATGGCCCTGTCGAGATTGATCTCGGCCAGGAAAACATTGAGTTCGAATGGTCTCCGGGGGGGTTGCTGCCCGAGATCTTTGGTAGTTACGGCAGCCCCATCCACGACACCGCCATGTTGCGTTTTGTCGGTAGCTACGAGAGCGACGAGGACGGCGAGGTGGTGCCTGTCGAGATCGTCGTGCGCGGCCGCCACAAGACCATTGGCATGGGTGAAGCCTCGAAGGGTGATGCCAATACCCAGTCCGTCACGACCACCTGCAGCTACTACAAGCTGACGATCAATGGCCAGGTAAAGATCGAGATCGACAAACCCGGCTATGTGTTCATCGTCGACGGTACCGACCGCCTCGCCGAGCGCCGCCAGGCACTGGGCCTCTGATTCACTACCCCGATTAGTCCCCACCAGGGGAAAGCTGAGCCATCAGGAGAATGACTGTGGAAGACAACACCACAACCGAACAGAAGCCCAAAGCGACCTTCGAGACCGTCGAGTTGGACGAGCCGATTGCCCGTGGCAAAACCACCATCCGCGAAATCCAGGTGCGCAAACCGAAGTCTGGTGCGCTGCGTGGTGTAGCTCTGACGGACATCCTGCAGATGGACGTCAGCGCGTTGACCAAGGTACTACCACGTATCACCGAGCCCGCCCTGACCGAAGCCGATATCCGGGGGCTGGATCCTGCCGACCTCGTGCAACTGGGAGGCACCGTTGCTGGTTTTTTGCTACCGAAGAAGATGCTCGAGGGCAACGAGTAGCATTGTCCGAAAGCGTGGATGACGCCATGGCCGACCTGGCCATGGTGTTCCACTGGGGTCCCATGGAAATGGACGACATGGAACTTGCCGAGCTCATGGCGTGGAGAGAGCGAGCCCGCCTTCGCTACGAACCCAAGCCCTCTCCCAAACCCCGCAAGTGAACCCGACCTGATCCACTCCGCCACGGTAAGGAATCCAGATGGCCAACAAGCTCAGTCTACAAGTCATCCTGGATACAGTGGATCGGGCCACCCGCCCCCTGAAGAAAATCACCCAGGGCAGTGGCAAAACCGCTGAAGCTCTCAAGGCCAGCCGCGACCAGTTGCGCCACCTTGAACGTGCCCAGAAAGATCTGCGCGGTTTCCGTAACCTCAAGCGACAGGCCGATACCTCAAGCCGCGCCCTCAAGGATCAGCAGCAGGAGATCCGAGACCTATCTCGGCAGATCAAGAATGCCGAGGGAGATACCACTGCACTGACGCGCAAGCGAGATGAAGCCATTCGTCAGGCACGCCGACTCAGCCAGCAGTACGGGAATGAACAGCGGAAGCTCCAGCAACTACGTAGCAGCATGACTCGGGTCGACGGTGTGACGGGTAAGCTCGGTGACCAGCAACGTGAGTTGCAGCGCCGGATCCAACAAGCCAACCAGGAGATGCAGAAGCAACAGCGCCACTTGGGAGAAATCGCCCGCAAACAGCGCTTGGCGGCAGAAGCTTCTCGACGGTATCAGCGGGGCATCTCGCATGCCGGTCGCGTTTCGGGGGCCGGTGCTGCTGGACTTGCCACTGGCGGCGCAGCGCTCTACGGGGGCGCTCGAATGTTGGCTCCGGGCGTCGACTATGGTGCGGCCATGTCGCGTGTTCAAGCACTCACCCGCCTGAGCAAAGATGATCCGTTGATGGAAGGCTTGCGCAGTCAGGCGCGTGAGCTGGGATCGAGCACATCATTCAGTGCCACCCAAGCTGCCGATGCCCAAGGCTTCCTGGCCATGGCGGGTTTCGATCCCAAGGCGATCATGGCAGCCATGCCTGACATGCTGAACTTGGCCAAGGCCAATGGCACCGACCTGGGGCGCACCGCAGATATCTCCTCGAACATCTTGTCTGGCTTCGGGCTGGATCCCGCGCAAATGGGGCGTGTCGGTGATGTGTTGACCGCGACCACCACTCGAGCCAACGTGAATCTCGAGATGCTGGGTGAGTCGATGAAGTACGTTGCACCACAGGCTCGAGCGATGGGGGTCTCGATAGAAGAAGCCGCCGCCATGACAGGCCTATTGGGGAATGTGGGTATTCAGGGCAGTCAGGCCGGTACGACTTTGCGCGCGATGATGACACGCCTTGCCGCACCAACGAGCAGTGCCGCTGGTGCCCTCAGGGAACTGGGCGTTGATGCCAAGGATGCCGATGGCAATCTACGCCAGGTGCCTAAGATCCTTGCTGACGTGGCCAGGGCAACCGAGAACATGGGTAATGCCGACCGAGCCGCTTATCTGAAAGATATTTTTGGCGAGGAGCCCGGTGCCGGTATGGCGGAACTCATCGCCCAGCAGGGGTCTGCAGGTATCGAGAAGTTTGTGGAGATACTCGAGAATGCCGCTGGCGAGAACGCCCGGGTAGCCAAGACCATGGCAGACAACATCCAAGGCGATCTGCAAGGGCTGGGTAGTGCCTGGGAAGAAATCGGCATCACCATCACTGATACCAACGAAGGTCCATTGCGTGACCTGGTCCAGAACGTCACCGCAATTACTCGAGCTGTTGGCAACTGGATGAAAGAAAACCCTCGACTCACCGGTCAGCTGGCTGTGGTGGCTGCAGGCCTTGCTACCCTGGTAGCGGCTGGCGGCAGCCTGATGGTTATGCTCGGCTCGATTCTCGGCCCCATCGCCATGGTGCGATATGCCCTTACCTTGCTTTCATTGAACCCTGCCAGCCTGACCATCATGGGCATCGTCGCGGCTGCCACTGCCCTGGCAGGTGTAGCGTACCTGGTGTATCGCAATTGGGATGCTATCGCCAGGTGGTTCGGAGATCGGTGGGAGCAAGTCAAAGCTGCCTTTCAGGAGGGCATTGGAGGGGTTTCACGCCTGATCATGGATTGGTCGCCCCTCGGGCTACTGTGGCGAGGCATCAGCGCAGGATTAGAGATGCTGGGGGTGAACATTCCCGAGAACATGCGCACGCTGGGTGGTGCCATCATTGATGGATTGATCGGCGGAATCACCGCCAAGTTGGCTCCTCTCGGAGAGTCAATCAGCGAGATGGGGCAGAGTGTTATCACCTGGTTCAAAGAGAAGCTCGGTATCAATAGCCCTAGCCGTGTATTCGCTGAGTTTGGTACCAACCTCATCGAAGGTCTGGTCAACGGCATAAAGGAACGCTGGCAGTCTCTGAAAGAATCCATCGGCAATACGGCTGATGCCGTCGTTGGCTGGTTCAAGAGCGCCTTGGGCATCCATTCGCCCTCGCGTGTGTTCGCTGAACTGGGTGGCCACACCATGGATGGCTACCAGCAAGGCATCCAACGCAGTGAGCGCGGACCACTCGATGAGATTGCCGCCTTTGCCAAGCGCATGACTCAGGCAGGTGCCGGAATTGTCCTTGGGGCATTGGGGATCACGACGGCCACCGCCGGAGTGCTGGACACCGCCTCGATAGCAAACGTGCCTATCGACCACCGGCCACCACTGTCTGCCGGCATCAATGGCGACGTGACCATCAGCATTGGCGACATCAATGTCTATGCCGCGCCAGGCATGGACGAGCAAGCCCTCGCCCGCTATGTTGCCGCCGAAGTTCAGCGCGCCCTGGACCGAGCTGCCCGAGAGCAATCTGCACGTCGACGCAGTGCCTTTCACGATATCGACTGATCAGGAGCTTCACTTATGATGATGGCCTATGGCTTGTTCGTGTTCGGGCTGAGTACCGCCAGTTATCGAGAGCTTCAACGCCGAACGTCCTGGCGACATGCACCGCAGAGCCGAATTGGCAGGCGGCCTGCTCGGCAATTCCTCGGACCTGCAGATGACACCATCACGCTCACAGGAACCTTGCTGCCCCATTTCACCGGTGGTCAGCAGAACCTGGACTATTTGCGAGAGATGGCCAGCCAGGGAGCAGCTTGGCCATTGATCGAGGGCAATGGCAGCTACTACGGCCTGTTCATCATCGAAAGTATGAACGAAAGCAAGAGCCACCATATGCGGGATGGTAGCGCTCAGAAGATTGAGTTCGACCTGACTCTACAGCGCATTGATGAGGATAGCGGTGATGCCATCAGCCGCCTCGGCAACGTAACGGCCCGCGCACTGACTGGAGCCCTGGCATGACGGCATGGTTTCTCCAGCAGCAAGGCCGCCCAGCCAGAGTGCCCAGTTATGATATATCCCTGGCTGGCCAGCGCATCAGCCCGGAATTCGGTTCCCGCTTGCAGTCTTTGCGTCTGACCGACCGCCGTGGCCTTGAGGCCGACCAGTTGGACATCGAGCTCGAGGACCATGATGGACGTCTCGACCTTCCCTCTCGCGGTGCAGAGCTGCGATTAGCGCTGGGCTGGAAAGGAGATGGTCTGGTGGATCGAGGCACTTATATCGTCGATGAGATCGAGCACTCTGGGGCTCCAGACACCCTCACTATCCGCGCACGTTCTGCTGACATGCGTCAGGATCTCCCCGGCAAGCGCACGCAGAGCTGGGACGACATCACTGTGCGCGACATCATCTCCACGATTGCAGAGCGCCATGACCTCGACCCCAAAGTATTGATGGACCTAGCCGGGATCCGGGTGGGGCACATCGACCAGACTGACGAGAGTGACCTGCATTTTCTGACGCGCCTGGCCGAGCGCTACGATGCTGTGGCTACCATCAAAGCTGGCAACTTGCTGTTTATCCCTGCTGGACAGGCCACTACGGCAGGCGGAACCGAGATCCCACCGATTCGGCTCTATCGCCAGGTGGGTGACACGCATCGCTATACCGTCTCCGATCGTGATGCGTATACCGGAGTGAAGGCATTCTGGAATGACACTGCAGGTGCCGAACGCAAGATAGTGATCGCCGGAGAGACCGAGAACCTGAAAAGCCTGCGTCCGACCTATGCCAGCGAGGAGGATGCGCTTGCGGCTGCCCGTGCAGAGTGGCAACGGCTCCAACGTGGCGGTGCTGAGTTCACCCTGGATCTAGCTGAAGGGCGGCCAGATCTCTATCCCGAGACGCCTGTGCAGTTGCAGGGGTGGAAACGGCAGATCGACGAGACCCGTTGGCTGATCACCGAAGTAGTGCACACACTGAATGACAGTGCCTACACCACAGCGCTGACTATGGAAGTGAAGGGTTGACCTTGTCAGAACTGACTGGGAATGAGAAATGCCTCTCCGGCCGGTACTTTGCTGTATGTCCGGTCAATGGGGGTTGCCATCAGGTCGCAACGCAAGGCGGGTTCCAGCAAGTAATCCAGCCTCGATGTATCGATGATTGCTGGCGACAGCCAGTCCTCGTAGGCATCTTCAGGCAGCCATAGCGGCATCGACTTGCGGTGAATGTCCTTCAGGGGATTAATACCCGCCAGGGTGATGATTGACGCGGAATAGACCAGTTCACCGGTTACCTTGTCGACCCACTCCTTGTACAGCCCGCCAAAGGCGATGGCACTGCCGTCCGCCGGTTTGAGCAAGTGGGGCTTCTTGCCGTCCTGGCTCTCCACGAACGCTGTGGCCGGAATGATGCAGCGGCTTTGGCGGTATTCCGGTTTCTTGGGCACTTTCCGATAGTTGGTATTGACCGAGAAGAAGTCCTTATGGGGCTTCAAGCCCTCTGCTGTCTGCTGCAAGTACAGCCACCAGATAGCAGGCCGCACGACGTGGCCACCATCGGACCCAGTAACGATGCTGATCAAACTTCCGGGTTTGAAGTTTGTTCCGTAGATCAAATCGTTATGACTCACACCTAGCCTTTCAGCTAGCTGCGTAGCGCCACTTGTCTTGACCAAGACGTAATTGGTACACATACTTTTACCTGTATATATATCCAGGCTTAGAGAATGTCCGTTACCCTCGTATCACGTAGCGAGGTTGAAAGCGCCTTCGCTGCCCCATGCTTTCTGGCCCGCGTCCGTGCTGGTTTCCCCAGCCCGGCAGACGACTACATGGACCGCCGTCTTGACCTCAATGAGTACCTGATCCACCACAAGGAAGCGACGTTCTATTGCTGGGTACAAGGCGAGTCCATGGAAGGTGTCGGCATCTTCGACGGAGATTTACTTATCGTAGACCGCGCAGAGGATGCGCGGGACGGAGATGTGGTGTTGGCCAGCCTGAACGGCGAGCTGACATGCAAGATTCTGGATATTCCGCGCCGGCGGCTGATCGCAGCCCACCAGGATTACCCGCCCATCGTCATTTCTGAGGGTGCCTGTTTCGAAGTAGAAGGGACGGTCATCAGTTCGATTAGGCTTTTCCGTGCTCGCCCTCGTTGACTGCAACTCGTTTTATGCGAGTTGCGAGCAGATCTTTCGGCCCGATCTACGCGGCAGGCCCGTGGTGGTGCTCTCGAACAATGATGGTTTCGTCGTGGCCAGGTCGAAGGAGGCCAAGGCGTTAGGCATTCCGGACCTTGAACCCTTCTTCAAGATCGAGCGCCTGTTACGCCAGCACAACGTGGCCATCTTCTCGTCTAACTATCCGCTGTACGGTGATATTTCCGACCGCGTAATGACCACGTTGCAGACATTCAGCCCAAGAATTGAGGTCTACAGCATCGACGAGATGTTCCTCGACCTGGCCGGCATGCAAGTGGACTTCCCGATACTGGGCAGGGAGATCAAGGACCGCGTATGGAAGCACGTCAGAATGCCGGTGGGGGTAGGTATTGCACCCAGCAAGACGTTAGCGAAATTGGCTAACCGTGCGGCAAAAAAGATTCCCAAGTGCAATGGCGTTTGTGTGCTCGATGAGCCCCACAAGTGGGAATGGCTATTGAAGCGCACCCCGGTGACGGGGATTTGGGGGATAGCAAAACGCCTGGCCAGGCGCCTCGAAGAACTGAACATTTACACTGCATGGGATTTGGCCACAGCGAATGCCAAGGTGGTCAGGCGGGCAAGTAGCATCAACCTGGAACGCACAATAGAGGAACTCAACGGGCGTCCGTGCCTCGCCTTGGAGGACGTACCACCAGCAAAGAAACAGATCTATTGCACCCGGGGATTCGGTAAGCGTTTGGACACCCTGGAACCAATTCAAGAGGCAGTGGCGCTGTATGCTTCCCGCGCCATCGACAAGCTACGGGCACAGAATGGTCTGGTCACCACACTGCATGTGTTCTTGCATACTTCACCATTTGAACCCGGCTTCTACAGTGCCAGCACCGTTGCACAATTGCCTTACCCCACAGATGACGTGCGGCTTGTCGCAAGTACCGCGCGGAAGGCAGTAGCAGAACTGTATCGGCCTGGCCATCAGTTCATGAAAGCCGGGGTAGGGATGATCGAAGTGCTGGACCGGCGATACCATCAGTTCGATATGCTCGAACCCGGCCAGTCATTGAAATCTGACAAGTTGATGGCCGCACTGGATGCGATCAAAAAACGGCATGGCAAGCAGGCGGTGTATCTCGCCGCCCAGGGCGTCACACAGCCATGGTACATGCGGCAGCAATTCCGTTCGCCTGAGTACACAACGAGCTGGAGAGGCCTGCCCGTTGTGATTTAGGTGTTTAGAAAAAGGCATTTATGAACCAAGTCAACATAAGCCCTCCCCCTAGAACCATATAAGCAACAAAAAATTTCCATAACTTGCGTATGTATGTATAGATAGAGCCAATAAGGAAATATGTTGGGGTGCCAAAAATAAACAAGTTGGCAAGGACCGTATGCACTGACTCGGAATTACCCGAATAAATATTGACTCCCCATAATGCGTTAATCCAAGTATAGAAAAACCATAAAAGGGGATATATCAAGAACGCTTTCTCGATATGCTCTTTACTAATTTTCGCAGCTCTGGCAAAAATATACAAAACGAAATATATGATGGCAGTGATCAGAGCTACCATGAATCCACCAAACATGAAATATACAGCCACAATTAATCCTCTACTATATCCAGGGTGAATTCCATATCAGTAAAGACAGGCTTATAGCCATATCCTACATAGTGTTGAAGCAAGTACCAAGACCTGAAGCCTTCTAACAACTCATATTTATTAATAGAGCTAAAGCTTGGGTGGTCAATATCTGGCCGGTCTAGGCCAAAGTGGTCTTGGGCTACATATCGTAGACTACCTCGGATTTGGCCAGTTTCTGTATGTCTTTCAAGGCTATCAGCATAGACTTCCAATGCCCAAATATCATGGACTGAAACAACAGTTCCATTTATCAAATTGTTTGCCATATTGTTGGAAATATTAAATTTCGGCAATCCAACGGCATGTTCAGAGCTTGAAAGATGGCGTGCTGATTGAGACAGTATGGTTTCATCTAGAATATAAGCATTATTTTTCAAGTAGTCTTTGATAAAGCTAGTTAGAGATGAATGGAATTCTTTAGTTGTTGAGTCTTGGCGTAGAGCTCTACTAAGCAAACTACTTTTATAGTGTCCACCTTGGTTAGACTCAAACTTATCAACCAACTCACCAAATATATTTTGAGTATCACCTTTCCAGGAGAAGATACTCTTCAAACCTCTCATCCGATCAAAATGCTCTTCTACAGGCAGAGAAAACTGATCTTCACCATGAATAGTGTATCCCTGGGGATAAGAGTGATAAACCGACTGTTTGAACGGTTGGTCAAACCCATACTGCTCTATTTGTTCTTTGGATTCATCCTTATAAAGCATGTCAGGAGCAGAGGAATCATTCATCCTGCGCTGTGTTTGATAGATCAAAGCAGGAAAATCAGCTTCAACAGGAACCCACATACCTTTTTGATCTGTCGAACGCCCTTCAGGTGTAAAGCTCGCAGGAGTAGCTGACTGTGGGGAATATTGCTGAGCACTGGTTAGTGCTCGAGCACGGGTAGGAGTTTCGTCGCCGCCTAAGTGGTGCATAGAGGCCTGAGAGGCAATAAGTTGTGCTCCACAACCTGTATGGCACCCATGAAATGCCGCCTGCTTGCCATTGATGATGATAGTTGGATGCCCCTCGATGATCGGACACACCCCATGTCCCTTTTTTGGGCAGGCTACCATGTCACCAACCACTGCCGCCGCAAGACCGTTCACGGTGTAGTTCGGCTGACCAGAGATGACACGACCACCATGAGTAGTAGCGTCACCAATAAAGATCATTCCATCTCCAGGATCAAACATGCTCCCCCTCCTTGGAAAATTGCTCCCTAAGAATCTCTGAGAGTAACACTTTGTCTGTCGCCACAGAATTCCCGAGTCCCTGCTACTGAAGCAAAATAGGCAATATCAGAAACTTCTCAAATGATGTCAGATCGAGAGGACGCTGTTGCGTTACGGTTGACAAGGACTTGGTCGGTCAGATTACAGTTCAAGTAGACCAACCAAGGAGTGGCGATATGAAAATCGATGGCAAGAGTGTAGCGTTTGTTGGCGACAAGGTTGAATGTGACTGTACTAATGGACCACACCACATCATAACTGGTACCAACGTGGTCGAGCGGGTCGAGAAAAATGGCGAGAAGAATAGCATTGCAAGGATAGGTGACAAGACCTCCTGCGGGGCAATCATCAAGTCAGGCTCAAACGAGATAGGAATTGATGGGACTGGTGTGGCAGTGGATGGAAGCCTGACATCATGTGGTGGGATAGTTCGGGTTGTTGAGAAATAGGATATTTCTCGCAGTCCAAGACGCCATTTAGCTAAGGTACGTGCAATAGAAACTCAAGTAATCGAGAAGACAACACAATGGCCTGAGCCACCCCATTGTGTTGTCTTCTCACCGCTTTTATAGTTAATAACCTATTTAAAAGATATCACTTCATCCTATGCCGAGATAGTTAGAAAGCAGTGTTGAAAGCACACCTGAGATCACATCCCAAGCCATTCCTGTGATGACAATAGCTGCTGGCACAATATAGGCCCATTTAATGCCCCTTCTCTTGGCCCGATGGTTTTCTGAAGATCTAGAGGCATCATTTCTAGAAGAAGAATTTATCCATGTTATATGTTGCTCTCCATGACCTCCATTTTCCCTTGATTTTTTTGCTCTATATGCAAGATTATTAGCTAAACCAATAAGGCGTAACCCGAAGAGAAAAGCCAAATACACAACCAATGGATAAATATTATCCACAGAAAAAATACGATGCAGGTTCAATGGGATTATCAGGGGGTCAAACAAAGGGGTAAAAGGCACAAGCTCATAAAGCTTTGCAATAGCATTTGCAATACCCCTATCCACAAAAGTGGCTCCAAGATTAAACAGAGACCATGCTCCAAACAAAACAGACAATATCAGCCAGTATCCTGTCAAAGCCACCAGAAGTGCACCTGCAATGCGTTTCAACCAAATTTCTTTTTGCATCCTTGCAATACCTTTCTTCCAGGGAATAAAAATCCGCCTCACATTAGGAGACGGTATTAGTGATAGAGGGAGTTATTCTTGTTGAGCGGTGGTGGCCTATCACTACTCCACGACAATCATTCTGCTTGGCGAAAACACCTTGACCACCGCCAGCAGGTATCATGCGAAAAGATCCACCGATACGATGGCAATGGAAGAGGCGAAGCTGGCCTTCAATGTCCATCAAAGCCAGATCGCCATGCTGTAATGCTCGTGCTTCGTCTACTACCAGCACGTCGCTTTCCTGAATTTTTCCTTCAACTCCAGCTTCATCTGAGACTTCCACCAGATAGCAACTGAGGGGAATATCTCGTACCCCAAGCGACAAAACATATGGATCGGTAAGGCCCGGTACTACCGGGCCAAGATATGTAACTAACATGAGCCTTCTCAATACAGAATCTTTGACTACTCAAGACTTCGATTCATTGGGATTTCTGGGTTTTGCAGTGAAATAGTTTCCATTTTCACTCCAGAATTGAAGGCTCCCAGTTTTGTCTATGACGAAATACTCACCGAACTCATCATCGTGTTTTTGGAGGCGAAGAGTTCCATCATCGAGTTCTGATGCACCATAAGAGGTGGTATTTACTCCTTCACCGGGAAAAACATCATCGATGTAATAGTTTCCATCCTTCTTATAAGCTACCGCCAGATAATTGAAGCCTCTCTCAATGACCCATGATCCTAAAATATTTTCGTATTTATCAGATGTATCATAGCGCTGAAGAGCATCAAACTCATCTGGATTCAAGCCTGAGATGCTTACATTTAAGTCAGGGTTATAGTGTGTTGTTCCCCAATAAGAAGATCCCGGATTTTGGCCATCAAGCCGATAACCAATGAAAGTGCGATCAACTCCCTGATCACCATTTGATTTAATGGTCTTTCCGATTAACTCAAGAGTTGGTTCATCTACTCTTTGATGAAGTTTAACTTCGACAGTTCTTTTATATGGTCGCTGAACCTTATCGCTCAAAATAGTATAAAGTGAAGCTATATTTGGTTGATCAGCTTCCTGTACTTCAACATCATTCGTAGATGCAGTTTTCACTTCACTAGAGTCAGGTTCCGGGCCAAAAATAGCAAAGGCAATAATAAATATAAAAAAGCCGAAAATGGTGCCTGCTATGGACCCAGAAAAGTGGCGTACCAGGAAGCCTCTCCCCTTGTGCTTGAGCTTGTTGTTGACGAACCGCCAAGCAATGACGAGTCCCACAAAGAAAAGCGAAACCAACATTAGTTCTTTCATAGTGTTCCCTACGACTTTGGCCCTCTAGCGGGGCCTGTTTTTGAACATAATCACATCACCAGTTATGCAGGTTCGTGATTATGCTGTTATGCGATCCTGCCAATTTTTACTACGCAGCGACCAAGAAGCTCCACAGAAGACATTTTCTCAGGTGGAATCATTTCTGGCTGATAGTGGCTGTTGTCGCTGAGAAGCATCCAGGCACCACCTGCGCGACCCGCGTCGCTCGCTCTGATGACGATCTGGTCGGCCTGCTCACCAACACCCAGACCATCACCTCGATTCCTGCTGCCGCAACCTGTCGAACATGGGCAGGGTCTAGACCTTGTGCGGTCAAACGAAAACAAGGTTCTCGATGTTCTCCTGCTCGCCAACATTCCGCTGCCCCCCAATGAAGCAGCATCCGGAGCTGCTGCTTCTTTGCGCCCAGTCATCAGATAAAGCGTATCCACACCGGCATCTGCAAGGGCTTCGATGTAGTCGATCTGCGGCTTTCTATCACCGCTTTCGTAGTTCGCCTGCGAGCGGTTAGACACTCCTGCAAGCTGCGCGAACTTCTCCTGCGAGAGCTGCATGCGGAGGCGCTCGGCTTTCAGTCGTTCATGAAATGACACGCGAACCCCAAAAAGTTTTGACATATGCACAAACGTGCAATATGTTTTGAGCACATAGGAACAAATGAGCATGAACAAACGTTGCATCCTGCACGATTGCAACTGTTCATAACAGTTGAAAGGAACATTACCGCATGAACACCTCCGTGAATACTCCTGCGCCTGTTAACCGTTCACCTAGTGGATGCTCCCGTCCAGTCACAGCACTGCTCACTGAGAGCGAGAGACAACAGCTCGAGCAGTTGGCGAAAAATGAAGGCCGCACTATGTCCGCGACTTTCCGCCTGTTCTATCTGCGGGGTGTAGAGGCTAACAGCCAAACACCTGCAATTGCCTAATCCGCAAAGGAACACCGTCATGTACCCGGACCCAAAACGTGTTCGACAGAAAGTCACCGTGTACCTCGACCAGTACGAGGCCGATATCGTCGCTGCTCATGCCAACTACATGGGCGTATCCAAGGCAGAGGTCATGCGAACCATGATCATCAAGGAAGCCATGGAAGTTCTGGGCATCGACCTTGATGACGTAAAGCCAACTATGGCGGCTCGTGCTTCCTGAATGAAGGGGCGAATCCACCGTGCAAAAGAGGTGCGCATGCCTGAGCAACCCATACCAGTCGACGACAGGATGGCAGCCATTCTCGACGAGGTTTGCCAGCGCTGTGGTCTGGAAACTCGGGAGCAAGCCGCTGAATTCCTGATTCGACGCCGCATTCGCCGAGGAAGTAGCAGCCTCACTGGACGAGGGAGAGCGCTGTATCCCGTCAACAATCGAGGAGGTAGCCGGTGAGGATCACCTGCCCACATTGCCAGTCACGCACTATCACCCGCTCCAGCCGTCGGCCGGTCCCGGTGTTCATCGAAGCGTATGCCCAGTGCATCAACCCGGATTGTGGGTGGGCCGGCAAATTGCAGGTCGAAGTGGTACTCACCACCAGTCCCAGCCGATGCCCCAATCCCGAAGTAGCCATTGCCCTCGAGCCTCGCAGCCGCCAAGTGCTGCTCGATCAGCTTCAGTCCAGCTGAATCCCCGTTACAGGAGACATCCCATGAGCACAGTCGTGCCTTTTTCTGCTACCCGAGCTCCACAGCTCGACCCGCATAATCTCGCTACTGCCGAACTATTCCGTCTGCGCGGGACGAACCGTGTATCAGCCTTGACCAACTGCATCGAGCACCTGATGGTCAACCATGACATGCCAGAACACGTTGCCGAGATCACGGCGCTTCAGGCGTATGCCGATATCGAGAGCTTGAACCAGGTAGCTCGAGTCGACATCAATTCCACGACCTCCCACCTAGTAGTGCTTCGCACAGAAGGCGGACGCCCTGTGGCATTCACAGTGACTGAGCTACTGCGGTTGCTGAACCGTGCTCGTGATGGAGGTGAAGCAAAAGTGGTGGACCGCGAGTCCCGACGCCCGGTCGTCATAGAGCACTGACCACTGCCTATTCCCGTATCAGATCGATCGAGTACCGGAGGTCATCACCATGGCTGCAACCGTCCATCCATTGCCCACATCTCACCAGAGTTCCGCCGTACAAGCTGACCGCGGGGATTGGGGAAAGCTGTGTGCTGAGTTGAGAGATCGCCAGGCCGACAAGGACTTGGCAGAGCTGTGGCATGACCTCTCCCATCCGGAGCGGCGCACCTTGATGGCCAGTGCCAACTTTCACCATCTTCAACGTGACCCTCGTCGGGTCATTGAAGACATGAGCAAGGCTGACCGTGATGCCATCCGTGCGTCCATTCATCGCATGAGCCGTTACTCCTCACAGCTTCGTGATCGACTTCATGGGGAGCATCAACATCCCAGCCGTGAACTTGCCAGCCATGCACGTGAGGCGCTTGCCGCAGGTGATACCGAGGCCGCTATGCACTGGCTCTCTATCATCGAGAGAGGCATAGCATGACAGCGCTGGAAACCTCCCTTCAGTTCGGAAACCACGAATGTCACAAGTGGCGTGAGGCCAATTTTTGGACCCCGCTCCCAAGCTTGGCAGAAGACCTTGCTTCAGGCTTTGTGCACATTGCCCGTCGCCACGGTAATGCAGCAGGCAACCATTGGCTGCGTCGTCATGCCAAAGACTTGGTTGAGCCAGGCCATATCTTTCAGCGTTTTGCTCCCATCGCTGATGACCTCATGAAAGGTGCTGCAGCGATCCGAGCTCGTGAGAACAATTCTATCGAGGGCATTCGGGCAGCCAACGATTGGCTGATCGACATTGAGAAGCGCCTGAAAGTGGGCTCATTCACAGCCACTCATGATGATGATGCGCTTGTTTCCTATGCGGAAGCCCAAACCAGGGCAATTGAGCAAGAGCGCGACAGCATCATTGGCAATATCGCTGACTACAACCGGCGGCGGCGTAATGGTCTGCTGCCAGTACCGGTGCCGCCTTGTGAACTGTCAGGGCCGTTATCTGAGAGGGCACGTCAGTATCGCGAACACGTTGCCGATTCACGTAACCCTCTGACACCACCACCCTTGTGCGTACCGTTGATGGCGGTATTCCACTTCAATTATCTGCCACCTATGAGCCTGAGTGTGGCCACAGAGATGGCCCTTGGTCAGGCCAGAAAACGTGCTCGTTTGCATAGCATCGTGCCACCCCCTCTGAGCTGGAGTAGCGAACGACAGCTGGCTCGTTTGTCATGTTCATTGTGGTGGCGTCGTCAGTTGCGCCGAATCTGCGGTCGCCGCCTTGAGCAGGTGCAACGTGATGCCCACCGCGTACATAAGCGTGCGGGTATCTATTGCAGCAACATGACTTTGGCTCGCCGTAGCCAGCAGAAGATCCGTAACCGTGCTTTGCTCGAGACCCTGGAAGCCATCAACCAGGATGGCCAGACATACACTTTGGCCGAGCTCGCCGAGCTGGGCCTGGCCAACGCTGATCATCGTCGTGCCGAGTTGATGCTCCGCATTCGGGATACCGAAGCCGAGGCGCAGCGACTTGGCCACCTTGGCATGTTCTTCACTATCACTGCTCCATCGCGCTTCCACCCTGTACATGCCAGGAACTGCCGCCGCAACAATAAGTATGACGGCAGTACCCCGCGGGAAGCTCAACAGCACTTGCAGAAAGTATGGGCCAAGGCTCGCGCCAAGCTGGCCCGTGAAGGCCTGGCTGTCTATGGCATTCGAGTCGTGGAGCCTCATCACGATGGAACACCGCATTGGCACCTGTTGCTGTGGATGAAACCAGAGGATGAGCCTCGGGTGGTCGAGGTCCTGCGAGAGTATGCCGAGTCCGAGTCACCCGAAGAGCTGTATGACCGTTGGGGCAACAAGTCTTCTGCCCGTTTCAAGGCCGTCAAGATCGATTACAGCCGAGGAACAGCAGCTGGCTATGTGGCCAAGTACATCAGCAAGAACATCAACGGCCAGCAGTTCATGGAGGCCGACAACTACGGCCAGGAGATGGCCTCCAGTGCGCCACGTATCGAAGCCTGGGCGGCTGTATGGGGGATTCGCCAGTTCCAATTTGTAGGGCTGCCATCCGTCACAGTGTGGCGGGAAATCCGCCGTTTGACGGAACAGCAGTCCGAGCAACTGCGTTTGTGGGAAGAAGCTACCCGTCCAATCCCCCGGGCAGCCAGGTGCCTCCATGAAATCCGCAAGGCTGCCAATGCAGGTCAGTGGGATCTCTTTCTACGCCTGATGGGCGGCCCCAACACACCAAGGAAAGACCAACCGATCAAGCCTTGGGTCGTCACTCGGATGGACCCCAATCGAGATCCATTCAGTCACGCCACTGGCGAGGTCATCACCGGTATCGAAAAACGTGGCCGCTATGGCGAAGCCATCAAATCCACCGTTGGCCTGGTGGTGAAGGATGGTAGAGGCGATGCCTCTGAGTACCTCACACGCCTGTTTCGCTGGGAGATTCGTTCACGCAAGCAGAATGCTATGGGTCGTTTCGGAGTCGGCGAAGCCGGCGACGCTTGGACTTGTGTCAATAACTGTACGGGGGTCGATATTACCCCCCGAACCCCGCCTCCAGAGATCCTCGCCGACCAGCTCAAGCGGTTCCAGGAGTGGCGAGAAAGCGAAGTTACCCGCGCGGAGATAGAGAGCGCCGATATCGAAGCGCGATATGTCCGGGCTGCAACACAGCGGCTCATTCAAAACGACCCGACTGCACGGCGAGTTCTCGCTGAGCGTGGTCAATCCATTCCAGCCCCAATGCCTGGGCAGGAAGAGTACTTCCCGCCAGAGCTGTGCTGAGCCAATACGACAGGGAGAAGAACATGCATACACAACACCACGTTAACCAATCTGTTCCTCACGGCATTCTGCAGGATGCTGGAGAGCTGGCCGTCCTGTCCGAGGACAACGGCCAGGTCCGTCACCGCTACGCCATGGTCATTGCCTTCGACAGCGAAGAAGCGCTGCGCACTGCCCTTGAGGAGCACCGCTGTGCCTATCGGGATAGCCAGGCTATCCAGGAGCGCATCCATGAATGATCGCTTCTTCATGGTGTTCGACCCGCAAGGCCGGGTCGATCCCTACAGCACTGCCACCAGCCAGAGCTTGGCCATGCAGCGTTTTGCCTCGCGTCGTGCGGGCCGACCTGTGCGTTCTGCAGTTGCCTGGCTGCTGTGGTTTCCCCTGTGGAGCCGTGGCTATCGAATCGCTTACCACCCCGCTATCCCTGAGAAGGAACTCGCCAATGGCTGATATCGCCGACATTGCCAGCGACCTGATGGAACGCCGCATGGAACGTGCCATGGCCACGTGCCGCCTACCAGACACCATGGCAGCAAATGATGAATGTGAAGAGTGCGGGTGCGAGATCCCTGCCGCTCGTCGCCAGGCCGCGCCCTGGGCGACCACTTGTATTGAGTGCCAGGGTATCCGCGAAAAGAATGCCGGGAGGTATCGACATGCATGATGCCAAACGTGAGCGTATCAGCAGCTTGGTTCATACCAGTGCCCAGGACGCCTGTGTCAGCCTGACGCTGATGCTCCAGCGTGAAGGCCCAGCGTACACCCTCGAGATCTGTGCAGCTGCCCTGATCCGCCTCGATGCCACTTGCGTCGAGAAGGTCAGCCACCGCAAGGTCTTCGCTACGGCTGCACGCAAGGCACTCAAGCAACTGGAGAAGGGGCCACTGACATGATCAGCCAGCAGACTGTGCTGTCCTGTGAGGACCTAAAGCAGATTACCGGCTACCAGCGTCCCGGCGACGTCGCCCGCTGCCTGCGCGAACAGGGCGTGAGGGTGTTCAATGGGCGCTCCGGACCCTGGACCACCATCGACCTGATCAACCAGGCCGGAGGACTCATTCAGAACGCCAATGATGATGACCTGGACGCAAGGCAGATCATATGACCGGCAAGAAACTGGAAGGTACTCGACGCCGCCAGAGCGATACCATTCCCAAGCACATCGACCAATCACGGTTACCCAAGGGGGTCTATTTTGACCCCCGAGGGAGAGGCCGCTGGTACGCGCTTTCCCGAGACGGTGCTGGGCGTCAGCGTCGTAGCAATATCGCCGATGCCCAGGCTACGCTCTCGGAGCTCCATCGAATCATGGAGCAAAGACAGGGCATCGATCGGGAGACACTTCGATATTTAGCGGACCAGTTCCATCAGTCGGCTCAGTACAAGAACCTCGAGGTCAAGACGCGCAAGGACTACGACTACTGTCGTGATCTGGCGCTGAACATGCCGACCAAGCTGGGCAAGCCCCTGGGTGACCTAGCCACCCGTCATTTCAAACCGGCCCTGGTCCAACGCATCGTCGACAAGATCGCTGCCGAGGGCACTCCAGCCAAGGCAAACCACTTACTGCGCTACCTGCGCAGACTGTTTCGGTGGGGCATCAATCGTGGCTATTGCGACAGCAACCCCGCCCAGGGCGTGGAGTCGGCCAAGGAGCGTCGCCTACGCCGCCTGCCGGAGCTCGACACCATTGAACGGCTGACTGCCTTTGCTCGAGAGCGTGGCCAGCGTAGCCGCGGCGAAAAAGGTGCCTGCGCACCCTATCTGTGGATCGTCATGGAACTGGCATACATCTGCCGACTACGCGGCATCGAGATTGTCACCTTGACCGATGCCAATGCCATCACTGAGGGCGTGATGACCAATCGGCGCAAGGGTAGCCGCGACAATATCGTGCGCTGGTATCCGCGCCTACGTGCTGCATGGCAGGCCGCCACTGACCTTCGTTCAAGGATCTGGAGCGCTCGAAGTACAGCCATTCCCACACTACCTGAACGTCGACTGTTAATCATTGCTGCCGATGGCGGCGAGTTGCGCAAGTCGAGTCTCGACACCGCTTGGCAACGGCTGATCAAGATGGCTATCGAGGAAGAGGTAATCAGCAAAGAGGAAAGGTTTGGCCTGCACGACCTCAAGCGCCGAGGTATTACTGACACCCAGGGCACCCGACATGACAAACAGGAAGCCAGCGGTCACCGTTCCGCAGCTATGCTAGACGTATACGATCTAAGCATTCCATTTGTTTCGCACCCAGGTGATAACCGTTGA